CAACAGGAAGATAAAAGTTTTAGAAGATAAGATTAGTGAGATTAGTGATAATTATTGCTAACACCTCGCTAAGAACCCGTTAATGGGTCTTGGCGGTAGTTATGAACTAAAATTTTATACAAATGGAAATTGACAAAATAGATTTATTTGAACACTACGATGAGATGCCACCCCAACTTAAGGGGGTGGTATCCAAGTGGGTAGAGATTGAAGCTGGAAGCGGTCTTACCTATGATCAATGCGAACAGTTTCTCAGTGAGGTAAATGCCATAGGTTATACGTTTGAGTATGGTCTATGTGCAGAACCTTTTGGGTTATGTCGTGTAGATGACAATTTAGAGTCAGGAACATTAACAATAAAAAAATAAGCGATGATTAGACATTCGGATATTAAGAAGTTGGGGTTTACCGGGGGATTTCCTTTAGGTTACACAAAGGGTAGAATACGCCTGGACATCTATGAAGATGATGATAGGCTTGATTCCTTTATGGCATACGTGGATGACATCAAAGTAGGATGGATTAGATCCGTTGATGATTTAGAAAAACTGCTTTTGTCATCTACCTGACAATTTTATTTTTCGAACAGTATCATTTTTACACCAATGGAATACGCAAGAATTTGTACAGAAACTAAAATCGGAATGAACTCTGGTTGGGTTGTCAATGATGGAGAGGAATATTACTCTACTGAAAGATTAGCCCTAAAGAGAGTTAAAGAACTTGGTTGTAAAAACTTAGCCGATGCATTCACTAAGGGTGTGTGCTATTGGACTGAGTGGGAAGACCAAGATTGGTTTAATGAATCTAAATCCAAATAAATCATGGAAAAACAAGTAGTAGAAAGAGTACACGAATTATTGAACACCTCATCTTGGCAAGCACAGTATTGTCATCCTGACAAGTGGAAAGATGAAGACATGGATAAGTGTATAGACATCTTGGAGAAGACCATATTCAGTTTTCCACTAGTCAAAAGTTTTCTGAAAGATTGGGAGCCTGAGATAATTGAAATGACCGATGATTATGATGAGGCTTCCTTAGTAAGCTCTTCCTTGCACTTTTGTGCAGACCCTTTAGCATGGCAAGTGTTACATAATCACAAAGAGTTATATGCACCAGAATCAGCAACTTTTACAATAACTAATCAATACAAACATAAATGAGAGTACTAGTAGCGTGTGAAGAATCCCAAGCAATTACAAAAGAGCTTCGTGCCTTGGGACATGAAGCATTTAGTTGTGACCTCTTGCCATGTAGTGGCGGTCATCCTGAGTGGCATTTCCAACAGGATGTATTTGAGGTGATTGAACAAGGGTGGGATATGATGATTGCCCATCCACCTTGTACATTCCTAACAGTAGCAGGGGCGCGATGGTTGTACCATCCTGACGATAGGGAATTACCGGTGGAGGAGCGAAGACCACACCCTAAGTATCCAAACCGTAGGCAAGACCAAATGGATGCCTTAGACTTTGTACAGAAACTTATGGATGCACCGATAGATAAGATCGCTATTGAGAATCCTGTGTCTGTAATAAGTTCTCACATCAGGAAGCCTGACCAAATCGTACACCCTTATCACTTTGGTGACCGAGCAAGGAAAGCCACTTGCCTATGGCTGAAGAATCTACCACCACTTGAGCATACAGATGTGGTTGACCAGGGAGAATCATTTGAGTGGGTGGATGGTAGAACCGGGAAGAAGAAACGTCAACCACTATGGTACTACCAAGCACTATGTGAGGCAAAGACACCGCAACAACGTAGGACTCTGAGGTCTAAGACCTTTAAGGGTATGGCAAAAGCAATCGCTAATCAATGGACTAAATAAAGGATGAGAGAACCTAGCAACAAATTACTAGACACGCTATTGTTTATCGTAACACTAGCATTATTAATAACCGCACTAACTTTCAAGACCTTGGTCTTGGGTTGGTAAAAAAACAAAACGATGGAAGAAATGGGTTATCTAATGACTTGTTAATGGACAGCAGGATGATTGAGTTAGTTTCTATATGGTTTTCTATATCGATTGCTGGCTGCATAGTAATGATTCCGATAATGAGGTATGAGAAACGAATCAAGACCTTTATCTCAGTTACCATCAACGAACACAGCAGGAAGCAAATGAAGTCCTGGTCTTATTACCGGAGGACTATGATTGTTGAGCGAATAATTTTAATGTTAATTCTTTTGTTAATAACTATTATAACCTAATTTAGCCGAATGGAAGGGAGGAGAGCCACATACTATTTGAAGTTTCACGGAAAGGACAAGTTTGGTATCAGGGACTTCACAAGCCTGCAAGATTACAGGAATTGGAAGTATAACCTTGAGAACCAAGGGTACAAGGTCAAGCAAGTTTTTTGGCAAGACGGGTATCCTGGTCTTGATGGTTGGAAATATAATTGGTGATAGTGATGGATAAATACGTAGCATACTATAGGGTTTCAACAACTAAGCAGGGTGAGTCAGGTCTCGGTCTTGAAGCTCAACGGAGAATGGTTGAGACATACATTGACTCTAAGGGGTTATTGACCAATGAGTTCACGGAAATAGAAACCGGCACCAGCAAGAAGAAAAGACCAATACTTCAACAAGCAGTTGATTTATGCATAGCAACAGGGTCTAAGTTGGTGATTGCCAAGATAGACAGGTTGGCTAGAGATGTTCACTTTGTTTCTAGTTTAAGCAAGTCTGGTGTTGACTTCATATGTTGCGATATGCCAGATGCTAATAAGTTCACCATACATATTATGGCGGCAATGGCAGAGAATGAAGCTCAGATGATTAGTGATAGAACCAAAGCTGCCTTGAAGTCCATAAAGGACAAGATAGATTGTGATGGATTCTACGTCTCCAAATCAGGGAACAAGATTTACAGGCTTGGAGGTAACGGAGTCTTTCCAGATTCAGCAATAAACAATAGCATAAGAACTAGGAAGAAGGTTTCAGAGATGAATCTTAACAAGAAGTATGCTAGACCATATGCTGCTGAACTCAGGAGGCAGGGAATGAATCTTCAAGACATAGCTGATAAGCTAAATGAAAATGGATACTTATCTCCATCAGGAGGTAGGTTTCATAAGACTACTGTAAATAGACTTATCAATGAATAAAACACATCAACTAGTATTGTTAGCAATACTTAGCATACCATTCAGTTACTTTTTAGGATGGTTAGTAGGCATAGTACTTAAAATAATTGATCACTTTATATGGAAAATCAGAACATGACACACAAATTTGTAATCAGATTGGCAGACACACATCCTAGTACTCTGCCGCCAAGGAAGAGGAAGATGCAACTTCAAGTAGAGGACTACGAGCAAGGGTTTGATGCAGCTGTTACGTTACTTGGGTTAGACCCTACAAAAGATGACGTTGAATATGGAGACGTATTCTTCCAAAAGAATGATGTACTAATTGAATTAGATAAGGCATGAGTGATTTACACGTATTGCCTATGGAAATAGGCGCAGCAGAATTAATAGTTGAATTTGAATTTATCAAAGGAGAAGAACCGGTATACAATTATGGTGACGGATCAGGTTACCCAGGTTCTCCTGATGAGGTTCACGTAACATCTGTAAAATATCTAGGTGATGGAGAGCCAATGCAGGTGTCTCAGTTGATTGAGGATCTTGACCTGATGGTGGAGGTAGAAAGGCAATGTTACGAACATATGGAAGACTGATGGTAGATAAAACACTAGCGGTTGTCAATAGTTGCAGGACTCCGGAACACTTGATGTCTGCAATTAGGTACGCAAGGTTGGCAGACCTAAAGAATCATGCACAAGTCAAAATAGCCATTATCTCCATGGCTCTTCATTTGGGGATTAATCCGAACACAGTAATATAATGGAAAACAGAAGTAGAGAGCAAAAGGTAGCAGACATCACAAAAATAGTATGCGAGACAATGCACGTTTCATCAGATGAATTGGTTAGCATAAAAAGGGAAAGGCATATGGTTGATGCTAGGAGAATTTTCGTCAACATGTTGATTGAGGAGGAGAAGTTTACATACAGTCATATGGCAAAACTCCTTAACAGAAATCACGCAACAGCCATACACTATAAGAGGTCTCACAGTGGGCTTTACACTGGTGACGAGGATTACAGGTACAAGTACGATCGGTGTATGAAAAAGTACAGGGGAGAAAATATGGCAACAATAAACGACCTAATCAATAGCAAGAAGGACACAAAAAAGTTAGAAGAGAAGGTCAGTCATTTGGAAGAGGTGATCAAGGACTTAAAGTACCAAAACTTGAAGCTTGAAAATAAAATTAGAATGAAGCACTATTGATATGAAAGGATACGATTTATCTAGGGCTTGGTTCAATTTCTGTTTTGAGAACCCTGAGTTAATTAAGCCTATACATACAGCCATTTTCTTCTTTGCCTGTGAACACTACAACAGGTTGGGTCAGAAGGAGAAGTTTGGATTCCCATCTCAGATGACGATGGAAGCCATAGGAGTCAAGAAATATCAGACATATGGTAAGGCTTTGAACGAACTTGTAGATTGGGGATTCATCAAAATGATTGAAAGGTCTAAAAACCAGTACTCTGCTAACATAATAAGTCTATGTGCTACACCAAAAAACGGCACGGCACGGGACAAAGCATTGGACAAAGCATTGGTAAAGCACGGGTCAAAGCAAGGTCATAGCACGGGGCAAGGCAAGGACAGTATAGATAAACCAATAAACCAACAAACCAATAAACCATTAAACCAAGAACTAGCATTTGATAGATTTTGGAACATGTATGGTTTGAAAAAGTCTAAGGCTAAGTCAATCGACAAGTGGGATAGTTTGGATGATGACACGAAGCGTAAGATTTTTGAAACGCTACCAAGCTACCTGCAAGAGACTCCTGACATAAAGTACCGGAAGCAACCGATCACATATCTGAACCAAAAGGTATGGATGGACTACGAAGGAGGTGACTCAGGATACGATGGTGTTGTCATCGATATGTTTGAAGCAAGGAAGAGAGCTTCTGTACGCTATACAAATCCATCAGATGAGTTGGTTGATTCGTACATGTCTGATCAAGGATACAAGAAAAGAGGAGAGGTATGGATAGTAGGATAAGGTTGTGGGATAGAGAAATCAGCATCTATCAGAATCTGTTTGATGTTGATTCCAATCATGTGACCACTGTTGGCAATGCTCTCAAGAGAATTAAAGAGGGTGCATCAAGGGAGCTTGTTGAGCAAGTACGTAGGCTACCATACGGACCAGATAGAGATGCATGTAAAAAGAGATTGCCCTCTCCGCTATTCTCTGGTGTGTTCAAGTCTCGTAACGACAACAACATAATCTCATACAGTGGTCTGATATGTTTGGACTTTGATGATTGTAAGCCAACGGATGTAAAAGAATCTCTGTCTAAGAATAAGTACATCATTGCATGTTGGACATCTCCATCTAACAATGGTGTGAAGGCGTTGGTGGAGGTTAAGTATCCGGAACGCCATCTTGAACACTTTGATAGTCTGTTAGAGAACTTTCCGAACCTGGATCCGTCAGGGAGAAACCTGAGTAGGATTTGTTTTGAGTCTTATGATCCGGACATACACATCAAAACTAAATGGGAGGTGTATGATCAGATTGTGGAGAAGGTGTATGAACGAAAGGAGATTACAGTCTCTACCAACAACACCATCTACGAGAAGCTAAAGACTTGGATGATGAACAAGGGAGAAGGTTTCTACGAAGGAAACAGAAACAATTTTGTGTTCAAGCTTACATGTGGTTGTCTGAGATTTGGTTTAGAACAAGAAGAAATACGAGAACCTATGATTGCTGACTTCTGCGGAGGTTCATTCACGGTCAAGGAATTAGATGTGATTCTAAATAGCGTGTACCGGAACTACATGAAGGATTTTGGTACGGCTGAGTTTACGGAGGATGAGAAACTAATCAACTCAGTCACCAGGGAGAATATTGAAGCCGAGCTTGAGTACTTGGATGAACCGTTGGAGGATGTCATCTACTTGAACGACATCTTTGACGAGATGTTAAAGGACTTTCATTCCGGTAATCAGGTTGGAGAAACAACCCACTTCCCTAGCGTGGATGAAAGGTTCAGATGGATGCGAGGTGAGATTACAATTGTCGGGGGTATTGGGAATTTTGGGAAGTCTACCATGATGCTACAGTTGATGCTGATGAAAGCGTTGAAGGATGGATACAAGTGGGCGGTGTTTAGTCCAGAGCAATATCCACCGAAGTTCTTCTACAACCAATTGATTCATGCCTTGGTGGGCAAGTCTCCATACAAACATCATCAGAATCAGATGTCCGAGCAGGAGTACAGAGAGGCTGCTGAGAAGATTAACGACAAGTTCTACTTCATCTATCCTGAGAAAGCAATGCCAAGTCAGGGCTACATCAATCGTAAGTTCATTGAGGCGATGATTAGGCACAACATTGATGGTTGCATGATTGATCCGTTCAATGCTATCTACAGAGATAGAAGTACTAGGATGCGTGATGATCAGTTTCTAGAGGATTTCTTTAGAGTGCAGAAAAAGTTTGCCCTAGAGAACAATGTCTACATGGTGATTGTGGCTCACCCTAACAGTTCCATACAGAAGGATGAAAGAACCGGGGACTACAAATGTCCAAGGGTCTACGACTTTGCCGGAGGTGCTATGTGGAACAACAAGGCAGACAACATCATTATGTTCCACCGACCTTACTACAATTCTAATCCTGCCGACAGTACATCTCAGTTCATATCACAGAAGATTAAGAAGAAAGAGTTGAACGGAACTACGGGAGAAGCAATTCTAACATTTGATGTACGAAAGGGAAGGTTTTACGATGATCGCGGCAATCCCTTAGAGGAGCAAGAACCGTTTTACGATAGTTCTGCTAACAGTCAGGCGATGATTGATGCTAGAGAGCCTTACAAAGAATCAGATATATTTGACGATGAATTACCTTACTAAACCAAAACAAAATGAATATTGAAAAAAAATTATTCCCAAAATCAGACGAACTTGTTGTAGATAAGAATAAGATAGGTCTAATACAAATAGTTGATGGTGAACTCGACCCTATAAATTGCTCCATAAGTGAAGAAGGTGTTATTGAACTTGACGTTTCTGAATATCAGTACATATCACTTACATACAACAATGTTTTGAGACTTCAGGAGTGCATAGAAGATATGGATGACATATACGAACAAGAGTTGGAAACGGATGGACAGTAGACGTTATTACTCACATACTAAAGAACATGGAACTATGACAAAGACTTACAGACCATTGCCTAGCTTTCTGACAATCAAAGACTCAGAGATTGAAGGACTTGGGTTATTCGCAACCGAAGAGATTTACGAGGACATATGTTTGGGTACAACCCATATATTTGACATTCGGTTTGAGGATAACCTAATACGAACACCTCTTGGAGGTTTCATCAATCACTCCGACACTCCTAACTGTATTATCAGAAGGGAAGAAGAGGGTGCAAGTTTTTTGGAGAAAAGTTTTCCGGTAAGAAACTACCTTTACTCTCTACGAAACATCAAGCCTGGTGAAGAATTAACTGTAACCTACACAACCTACAAAGTATGATTAAGAAAGAATGGATAACGGAATTGGTAGATCGAACACCTGAGTGGTACGAATACCGGAAGAATGGGTTAGGGGCATCAGACTCAGGCATTGTATGTGGATTGAATCCATACAGCCCCACCAAGATGGAACTTTATCACATCAAGGTTGGTACAGAGGAACGTATTGACATTATGTCCGAAGCGGCATTTCAGGGTATTCACAATGAGGAATGGGTTGCCAGTCTGTGGCAGTACTACGATGGCAGGGAGAATGGCTACATCACCAACTATGAATCAGGAAACATTCAGAGGAAGATGTACAACCTAAAAGGATGTGTTTGCAACCCTGACTTCCCTTGGTTGTTCTGTAACTACGATAGGGTTATTAAAGCAGGATCGTCAAAACTCAATCCCGATGGAACATTCTCTGGTGAGATACTTGAGCATGATGCTCCACTTGAAATAAAGACTATGAGGGGCTTTGTATCAAAGGCTTATGATGGGGGTGTTCCCGACTACTACATCTCGCAAGTACACCAACAGATGCTTATTATGGGGTCTGACTATGCTGAGATTGCAGTACTCATTGATGGAAGGAATTTCAAGGTTTTTCCTATTGAACGGGATGAGGCGATTATCGATATGATTATTGAAAAGACTGCTGACTTTTGGGCAAGAGTAATCAAGGGAAGAGAAGCGCACAAGAAAGCTCTCGAAGCTCTTCACTTAGATGATGAAGAGATGTACAATGACTACATACAGGAGGTTATGATGTACGAGCCGGAACCTGATCACAACGACAACTATTCCACCTACCTGTCCGAACGACATAAGGTGGAGGATGAAAGGATGTTGGGAGATGACGAACTACTTGGTCAGGTCAAACATCTTCAGACCGTTAAGGCTATGATTAAGATACTTGAGAAGGAGAAACGTGAGGTTGAGAACAAGGTCAAACACAAGTTCGTACAAGAGTCAGTTGAGAAGATTGAGTTCTCCGGTGAAGGGTATGCCAGGTACTACCAAAGAGGTGGGAATAAGACCAAAACTTTGGATGTTAGAATCAGTAAACCCGATGATTTTGTGCTTGGAGTTCAGCTAGAAAAAATCGATAGAGAAGTAGGCTACCTCCTATAAAATCGTATTTTTACACCTCAATAAGGAGAACATGAAGAAACTCGTAAAGCTTCAGTCAGAACTGAAAGCCCCTAAGAATCAATACAATAGCTTTGGAAAATACAAGTATCGTTCCTGCGAGGACATACTTGAAGCGGTAAAACCGTTATTGGCAAAGCATGGTCTGATCATGTACATGACAGACACAATTAAGGAGGTATCAGGTATACCATACATTGAGTCTACTGTTATGATTGAGGACATTGCTGCACCTGGAGAAGCAGTTAGTTCTACGGCTCAAGCAGGGATTGACCCATCAAGGAAAGGGATGGATATCGCTCAGAGCTTTGGAAGTTCTGCTAGTTACTCTAGGAAGTACGCATTGTCTGCATTGCTTCTACTTGACGAATCAGAAGCTGACCTTGATGCATCTGAAGCACCAAAGAAAACGTCTGCCCCAAGGAAGAAGACAACCGTTGAGAAAGCGGTATCTAAAAAAGGAAAGAAGGTGGTTGCCGGAACACCTGAGTTCAACAAGGTTCTTGATTGGATTGAGGACCCGAAGAAAGCCGGAACAATTGAAAAAGCCCTTGAGATGTACGATATCGACAAG